AAAGAAGATATATTAGCCAGACGTGCTATTCATTCTAAAAATCCAGGGGCAACTACTATGGAAATACTTGTTTATAATTAATATTTAATATTTAAAATACATAATAATAATATATGATTCATTTAAAATCCTAAAAATTCTAATTATAATATGGTCAAAGCATCATAAAATTCATTATGATTATTAATCTTAATCAACATTTCTACTCTATTTTCAACAAATTTATAATTATGGCATATTTTTTTGTGCAATTCAAAAGTCAAACCAATTCCTATATCACGACGATAATAAACATTTACATATTTTTCCTTAGTAGGAAATTCAGCATTTTCAAACTCAATTATATACTCATCTTATTCCCAATGACATATCATACATTTCATCATTATTATTATCAATATCACTCATAATATTTATCAATTATCAATTATCTATAATTTATTTTCATTTTTTAGTGGTGTTCAAGTAGCTATTAAAAAATAAAAATATGTTTAAATAATTTAAATTATATTTTTATGATATTTTTTATTGGTTATTTTTTTAAAGTTGTGTTAGATTAATGGTTGAAACCAACTCACTAAATGGCATATATTCAATTCCCCAAGAACGTGCTAATTCCAATGCGTCCTTTGTTTTTTTTGTTACATTATTACCAAAATAAACTGGTTGTTTATTTGTAAATTCATATTCTTGGTTTGCTACACAAATAATACGCAACGGTTTTCCATATAATTCGGGAATATCTTGGTATTTAATAAACGTTCCATATACTTTTTCACCAGCTGTGCCTGAAACACACCAATTTGATGTTTTTACTTCATACATATACTCATCTGTTTCCCAATCTGGCTTAAAACCATTTTTTGATTTCACTGCCATTGGATTTTCTCCCCTTAACCTAAGTATTTCATATACCAAATTTTCTCCCAATAAAGTAGTCCATTGTCCATTTGTTGTTTGTCCTATCATTTTATTTCCCCAATTCTTTTCTTTTTCTTGCTGTTCTTTTAATTGTTGAGCATTTGTCATTCCATTTTGTTTAATAATCTTTTCTGGTTTTGTTAATGCCCAATTTATACATTCTTTTAAATTAAATGTTGGCAATTTACACTCATAATGAACTATATTGTTTAAAATATTATCTATTTGGGTTTCATTATATATCATTGATTTTTTTTCGGTTAAAGTAGTACTACATTTATCATCATATTTATTATTTTTATTATTCCTTTTTAATTTAATATAATTAATGTATTTTTCAAGTTTATCATATTTACTAAGTTTAGTTATTTCATTTTTTATATATATCTTATTTATTACAGATGATAACGAACAATTACATTGCTTATTATAAAAAGTAATTATATTATTAAATACTTGTATTTTACTTTTATTATTCAATATCAATGTCAATGTATTAATAAGTACAATTTTATTTATTTAATTATCTATATTATTTTTCATTTTTTTAAACATAATAATATACATTCATTATTATATTATTATATTATTATATCATTATATTATACATATAATACATATAATACTATGCTTATTTTATTTGATTTAGATGGTACTATTGTAAAAAGTTCCGAAAAATTAACAATAATTATGGCTAATGTATTGGAATCATTACGAGCAAATGGTAATATATTGGGTATTGTTGGTGGTGGGTCTTTTACTAAAATTATGGAACAATTAAATGGTTATGATTACTTGTTTCAATATATTTTTTCAGAATGTGGGTCTGTCATTCACAAATTAAAATCAAATACAATATGGAAATGCTTAACAATTAGTGTTCCTTCTTATATTTATTCAAATGATAAGCTTTCTCATAAATTGTTGTGTAAAAAGAATATAATGGATGTATTATTACCAGATGATTTAGCATTGATTGAAAAAACATTTATGAATTCTATTTATACAAATGATTTTATTAAAAAATTAAACATTGAACAATATAATTATCTTTCAGATACAAATGGTTATGTTGATGTTCGTCAAGGGTTAATATATCTATCTCCTGTTGGTATGAAATCTACTATGGAATATCGTACTAAATATTTGGATTATAAACTAAATGATTTATGGAGAACACAAACTATCACAGAATTAAAAAACTTGAAGATTCCTGGTTTAACAGTAGTTGTTGGGGGTCAATTAGGAATTGCAATATATCCCGATAAATGGGACAAATCACAAATTGTTCCTTTTATTAAAAATCATAAAGATTTAAAAAACGAAGAAATTGTTTTCTTTGGTGATAAAACAGACGTTACGGGCAACGATTATCCATTATATAATCATACCGAGGTTATTGGTTATTCTGTTTCCTCTCCCGAAAATACTCTCGCTCAATTAGATTTTATATTTTTTAATACACCAAAACATAGTCTAAGTAATCAAAACATAGTCTAATCATTAAAGGGTTTTATTAATTATTTTCCTTGAAATTATCAAGTTTTGTGGAATCATTTGAATTATATATTTCACCACTTAACATTGCGTTTTCATATAATTCTCGCAACATTTCACTTGGTGCTTGTGAATTATAAGCTATTAAATTATGGTCTATCAAGTATTTTTTTATTTCACTTATATTCTTATTTCGCATTATATTCACTGCTTTCTTTACTTTGTCGGTATAATCATTATTCGTTGTTATTATTGATACATTATTCTTCTTTTTATTCTTGCCAATTGAATACGTTTTTATTGTTTTTTTTATGTATTTACGTGGCTTTCTACGAATCGTATGAGACCTTGTTTTAATTGTATTATTTACACCACCAACCATTACTTCATTTTCTTTTAATGTTAATGGCATCGTATCACTTAATTGGGGTGGTTTTATAGTTGTTGTTGGTAATGGCAATGGTAAAGTTGGTGGCACATTTGTATTTATTATTGGAATAAATCCTTGCATTGATGATTGTTCTGTTGGGGTAACATTTGGGGTTGGGGGAACTATATTATTACTAATATTATTAATATTTTCCACTGGTTTCATTATTGGTTGTAATAATGGTGCGTTTGAAATAGTAATATTATTATGATTACGTGGATTCTTCATCGTTTTAAGATATTCACGATATGTTGGTTTATTTCCACGTTTTAAACATCCATACGGAACATCTGGTTCTATCAACGTTTCTTCGGGTAATTTTGATTTTTGCAATTCTTCCTCACTTTTATCTTTAAAATAAGTAATTGCCTCATTTATTTTTGTAGATGAATATGATGATTGTTTTACTTGGTCTTTGTCTTGTTTATTTGGTTCGTTGGATTCAATATTATTACTTATTATTGCTTCATTTAATTTATTTTGCAAATGTTTCTTCATTCCCTTGGAATTATTCTTAATAAGTTTTTTCATTGTTTTTTTTACAAATGGTTTTTTTACTGGTGTTGTAGGTTCCTTTTTTTGTTTTGTATTTCCTTTACTATCAATATTTACAATAATTCTTTTATTATTTGGTTCCAAGTCAGGACTCGGTTTAGAATCCATTTTATAATAATAATAATAATAATAATATATATACTCTATATAATATTATTTATGTTTTTCACTTGTCTTGTTATTATTTTATTATTATTTTAAAAAAAAATAATATATATAATACACTTAATTACACTTAATGAAACGTTTCAAAAAAAATAAATTTCAAATTTCATCACATAAAAACACTTTTAATAATTCAAATTATATTTTAGATTTAGAGAAATATAAGAAACAATCTATTACAGATTATTATCCAATTATTGTTAAGGAATTACATAAAATACATACAGACAATTGTCCCATTAAAATACAATCTTTAATGAAAGTAAATGATGTTCATTCTCACATATCCACCATACGGAAATTTAATAATATAATTACTCATAATATACGTGGTATGCCAAATGAATTGGATTTTGATTTACATTTTTATAATTACTTATACAACAGCGATAATATTACCAAAGAAACTGCTCAACATTTAAACTATTTTAAAGAATTTAAAAGTACAACACATATCACTCATTTTAAAAATATTAATAATCTATACCCAAACACAATATTAATCTCTTATGACAAATCCAAGTATTACATATTTTATTATGAAAATAATAATAATATATTGATTGAATTAAAAGAATTTGTAAGGGATTATATTCCCATGGATAACATATATTCTATTTTTTCACGAATTATTACTAATGTCACTCAATATATCATTACAAATACAAATAACTTACATCCTAAGGTAATGAAAAATGATTTAATTAATAATATGGATACTATGGATACTATGGATACTATGGATACTATGATTATTATTTTTATTGGCAATACACCCATTGGAATTAAATTATTAGAACAAGTACATAATTATGTTATTAAAAATAAATGTTATATTTCCATTTGTATCTCCAATCATATTTATATAGATGGTCCATTGATAAGTTGTATCAACCAATTAGTAAAATTACTTGGCATACATTGTGTATTTATTTATACCTGTGCTGAAATGGGTAATGATATTACTCCTACTTTATTAATGTGTGATAAATTAACCAAAGAATGTAAGCAATATAATAACTGTAAATATATCATAAAAATACATACAAAATCTATGGCTACGTGGTCTATGTTATTAACCAATTTTATTTTTTCAAAATCTTTGGAACAATTAAAAACTCTTTTAAATGCTGAAAAAAAATCTGCTTGTATTGGAAGCAATAATTATAAAATAGCAGCTGAATCATCTTTCAAGAATAATACCTTATTTACCAAGAATAATACCTTATTAAAAAATAATAATAATTATACACATTTTATTGCTGGAACTATGTTCTTTACTAAAAAAGAAACAATTGATTCCGTAATACATTGGTTATATGATAATAATTATTGGCGTACATTATTAATTAATAATACTTATGATTCTGGTCATTTTTTAAAAGAAAATTGTCTCGTACATTATATTGAACGATTATTTGGATTGATTACATCGAATTAATTAATCATTAAATCATTAATCACAAATCATTATATTATTTTCAATTAAAAAAATTGTATATTATAAATATCTACATAAACTTAAATCAGTTTTAATTATGGCTTTTTTTAAATTTTTCGTAACAAACCCAACACCAACGTCAATTATTAATGTTTCCAAATAATCAATATATTTTTCATCACACGTTATTTTTAAAGACAAATTAATGTTATTATATTTATTAATTAATATATTGTATAATGTTATTGTATCATTAATATCATTAATATTTATATTATTTGTAAAAATTGTTTTATTACCAATTGACAAGTCAATTGTAGCATTTACACTGTATAAAGATAAAACTGGTAATTTGTTTAAAATTTTAAATGAATATAATACATCATTATTAACATTATTTAAGTAGTAAGTAATGGACATTTTATTATTGTCAAGTCTTATGTAATCAAATTTTTTCAATTCATTTGTCTCAACTTTTCCAACTAAAAAATCATTATTATTTTTGTCATTTAGTACAAGTGTTTCTACAAGTGAAACATTATTATTTGTCACAAATAAATTATAATCTTGTTCATTTTCATTACAAACCAATGTTATTTTTTCCATATCTTTCAAAGTCAATTGATTCCCCAAATTTTCAATGGAATAAGCATCATAATCTTGTTTGTACCAATATGGAAACTCATTCGTATTTTTACCACCCATACCACCTTGGGTTTTAAAACAAAATTTACCTTCTTGGTAATATTTGGAATCATGCTTATATTCAATTGACTCATTTACAAATGTGTCTAATTCATTAAATCTTAATCCAGTTACAATTATTTTAAATAATTTACAATCAACTCCACCTGTCCGTAACATTAACTGTTGGTTTTGATATTTATACATTACAGATGTAGGAAAATCTATATTATAATTAATAAAATCAGACTTATCTACACATAATCTAAGTTTAGTATTTTCTCTTTCATAAATACAATTATTTATACCTAATGTTATTTTTATATAATTAACTTGTAATTTAGTATTAATATTCGTTTGATTTTGACTAAACGGCTGCACTTTAATATTTTTAATGTAGTGGAAATCATTTGAAATATTATTCAATGAAAAATCTTTGGGTATGATATATTCTTTTTCATATACTGGAGCCGAATATTTTTCTAAAATATTACTAAAATTAATGCTATTTTTATACATAATATATAATTATAATATTATTTTTTATATATTATTTTTTATATATCAATTTTTAATTTAAAAAAAAACATAATAATACTAACTTATTATGTTTTGCCTATGTTTTGTTTCATTTGCCTATGTTTTGAATGGGTTTATTTACTTCTTGGCACTTTTCTTGGCACCCTTCTTACCACTCTTTTTAGCACTCTTCTTGGCTGTTTTCTTAACAAATCCAAATTTACCCTTATTTGCAAAATAACCGTGCTTTTCTAAGCGTTTCTCACGCTTTGCGGTCATATGCTTCTTTTTAGACACAATATGTCCTGATGCATTTTTTATTAAATCAGATTTTTTTAGACCACCACTGGTATGCTTGGCTGTTCCATGCCATACCTGGGCTCTACTTCCAACTGTCATTAAACATACACAATCTTTTTTTGATTCGGCGTATTTAGTCATTTTATATATATTAATGATTATATAATTTTTATTATTTATTTTTTTAATTAAATAAGGGTTTTTTTAAGGGTCTAAAAAGCATTTGATATATTTTTTATACTTTGTACAAAACGACTCGCACTATTTACTAATTCTGTCAAATCTACCACCGGTATTATATTTTCTAACGATTTTATGGAAGTTTTTGCCACTTTATCGGTATTTTTAACTACCGATGTTGCTGCTTTGGAAATAGATTTAGGTGCCTTGGGAGTACTTATTTTACGCCGTCTTATCCTATAAGTTTCAAAATAATTATATTTATACAACACATATAAATAATATATTAATAATAGCAACACTATTATTATTAATGATACATATTTTATGGTATTTAATCGTTTCATTATATTTACTTATACTTTACTTTTACTTATACTTATACAGATATATTTGAAAAATATTATATGATTTATTTAAGTATTTTTAAGTATTTTTATTTAAGGATTTTGAGTGTATAATGATTTTAAGCAGAACTACAAATAGAATATAATGGCTCCTTTAACGTATCTTTCTTTAATATATTATCACACACACATATATTATCATTTTTTAATGCTCCCTGGTCTTTATTATACAAATACTTATATTTAGTGCGTAACATTCCTCTCGTATTTAATGAGCTTGGTTTAATATATTCATTCTGTGTTCCACGTAATATAGATTTTACAGGGGGATTATTATACACAATTGATATTTTATATTGACCGTTAAATCCACCATTTCCCTTGGGATGAATACCACGAAATGGAGTTCCATATGATTTGCGGGGATAATATTGCGAACCATTACGTATTCCACCATTTAAGGAAAAACCATTTGAAGATTGGGATATAATTGGTGTGGAAGAATTAAAGGGTCCTCTACTAACCCATTTACCTCCTGGCGATTTACCCGAGTTTTTATCAACATAAAGTGTTTTTGTTTTTCTACTTAAATTTATCAATGACATTATTATTAATTATTAACTATTTATTATATACTATTTTCATATATTAAAAAAAATGAATATCATAATATAAATTATTATTTATATTATTATATTAATCACATAATTTATTATGTTTTATAACCGTGTGCGATTTAAACAAATATACTCCAATAACTCATTGTTTCACCACATTCATAAAAGCGTCTATAATAATAACATTGAACATTTCCTACATTTTCATTTACAATTAATACATAATAGAAACACCAGAACTGAAATATCAAATTTATACATCATTTGCATCAATTTAGCACATTCTATGAAACATACTTCACTATATAATATCATTGACAATATCGTTATTAATAATAATTATAAAATGATTGTTGTTTCTTATTAATTTATATTATATGTAATATCAAATTTATGATGATGGAATGAATTTCATATCTTTATTAGAATCCATATATATGTGTAAATCTCCTATACAAGTTAATCCTATATCGTTTATTTTATTTTTATAAGCCATTATTCCTGGATGTGTTTCAACGGTTTCTTCTAATTTATTCGCCATTTGAAAAATATTATATATACGACCATCAGTTGGCTCCATATCTTTTTTTATGGAAGGTGTTCCATATTGACCATCATAACAAACTCTACTTAATATTGGTCCCATTATATTCATTTGATTAAATATTGTTGGGTTTATATATGGTTCCAATACCGATAATCGCAAATCATGACTTACATTTGGCATTTTTTGCGATATATAATGATTACTATATTGCTGCACATTATCAAAATAAGTATATCCCTTGGTTGAACCACATACATCCATTTTATCATTTTTATCATAACATTCAGTTAATCTACACACCGCATTATAATAAGTTTCGGTTTCAGGTGTATAACAACGCCCATAATCTATCATCTTTACAATTGATAAAGTGGGAAAACTAATTGTTTTTCCATCAGAATAATGATAATTCATATTTATATAAGTATCATTTGAAAATTGATATATTAATACATTTTGATTATGTAAATCATAATGAGTAAATTTATCTCCCAAAGATGACAATACAAAATATACCTGACATAACATCGTACATAATATAGAATCATAAATTTCCACCGAATCTAATTCTATCTGTCTTACAAAATCATACAAACTTATCGCATTTGGCACATTTTGTACCGACAAACTAACATATTTATTTTTACAAGATTGCCTTATAAATTCAGTCATACCCAAACCTTGATAAGATATTTTAGCCAATCCTTCCACCAAATCTCTCTTTGTACATGATTCACTATTATATTTCAATTTATTATTCAAATCCCACGTACTATTATACATATTATAAGTTTCTATAAAACAAGGATATTTATACGAATATTTATTCGTCGTCGTAAAACCAACAAATGCCTCGTAATATAAATTATCACCATCATGACGAGTACTTCTTGCATTAGCCACCAATGAAGATTTTAATATTGTTGATACCTGATAATCATTTCGCGAATATATTACCTCATTCACAAAACCATTATTTCCTTTACTTATCAATGTTATTGGCTTTATCATATATTCAAAATTATAATTTTTAAAATAAGCATTTATCTTTTCACTCTCTATACCCAAACCAAGACAAAAACCACCATCAGGACAAGTCGTCTTAATAAAATTTCCCAATCGCTCTGATGACGTTTCTAATTGCACCATTAATGAATTTCCTCCATTTTTACTTCTACTTCTATTTTTACTTCTACTTCCTTTTTTATTTTTACTTATTACATTCTTTCTTATCGCTTTTTTACTTTTATTTTTTTTATTAATACTTTTTCGTCTTATTCTTTGCGTTTCTACTTTTTTAACCATTTAATCTAAATATATAATACAAACACATATTTGTATTATATATATTTATTATATTTATTCTTTCACTCCTAACCAAATCATACTCTTAATTAACACTATTCCGTACTATTTAGTTCAAGAATTGAATCCACTGATTTTAAATCATCGGGCACTTCTTCATCATTAGTTACTTCGTTTTTTACTTCTTCTGATAATACCATTGGTACCTTACTATACACTTGCTTTGACACTTCTCCATTCAATTTAGCCACATTTTCTGGTTTCTTAATCATTCTAATTGCTTCAGTAATCTTACTGGATTCTTCCATTGAAAAGGCTCCCCTCTTATAAGCAATTTCAAGCATATAAAATGTTAATTGTACTGCTGTTGGCAAATTTACAACATTATATTCTGTAACAGGAATTTCAGTGGGTTTTGTTTCTTTACTCTGTTCAGTTTCAATCATTATTTAAAATAATAATATAATATATTTATATTATTTATCTTTATATTCTTTTTATATGTTAATATATCATATAATAATATGAAACAATCATCTTCCAATATATTATTTATTACTTTTATTATTACTGCTATTTGGGATATCATTCTAAGAATTTTAACCGAACATTTTTACCAATTACCATCTTTTTTACAATTTGATTTTATTTATTACTTAATTCCTTACTTCAAATATCATACTTTATTATCTGCTGCTTTAATTGCTGGATTTGTTGGATATATTACACAATATATTATCATTTCATTACAACCTTTTCCTACTTTTATTCATAAAAATATTAATATTAATAATATTATTTCATTCTTATTCATTTCTTTTTTTATTAGCGGGTTAATTGGATTTCCCATTAAAATAAGCAAACTTTTTCCTCACTTAACAAATACTTATTACAAAGGATTAGGTACCGTAAATGGATTTATTGCTGATGGAGTTTCTGGTATTATTGTGCAAATTACTCTATTTATATTAACGTACATATACATTTATTTTAATAAAGCATAACATATTGATTCATATTTTATTTTTATTTTTTTTCGTTTTTTAATAATTATTATTAACAATTACATATATAAATTGGTATGATTAAATTTAAACGTGGTAAATCTTCACATAATAACAATAACATTCCATTGCAAAATATTAAAAAAATTCAAAATAATATACAACCTGCCAAATATTATATTGTTCTAACTGACCCCATTACAAAAAGAAAAACTGTTGTTCTCAATAGTGATTATATTAAATCACTGGAAACTAATAATAATCAATCCAATTTAAATTTAAATAGTAAGTTAAATAATACCTTAGAAAGTGATTTGGATTTAAAAAGTGAATCTAATAATGATTTAGATAATGATTTAGATAATGATTTAGATAATGATTTAGATAATGATTTAGATAATGATTTAGATAATGATTTAGATAATGATTTAGATAATGATTTAGATAATGATTTAGATA